ACCAACAACGCCAGCAATGAACTCTTGTGTGGAGTCATCATCCTCACCCTCAGCAACCCAGATGTCTTCAATTAACATGTCAACATCGGTGTCACCTTGACCAGGATTCTGATCAAACGATGACATCATCATCTGCACGGCGTAAGATACAAGATCATCCATGTCCATGTTGTCAATCACACGATTGCAATGTGCAACCAGAAGATCTTGGACTTGTTCAGAAGTGAGAGTCATCAGTCGTCTCCGAAGTTGTCAGAAAGGAAGTCCTCAAGTTCATCGAGTTTGGATTCACTGAGATTCCAAACATACTCGCTGATCACTGTAGAGAGAAGGTCAGGATTTTCACGGCACTTCTCATTCAAAAAGAACTCAAGTTCAGATCGGTTTCTCATGAGTTGATCTCCTTAAAAAGATCATGAATCTTATTCAGTGCAGTGACATAATCCTCTGCATAAGATTCATCTTCATCATAATGACGATTAGACTCTAGAAGATCATAGATCAGATCCCATTCGGAATCTGTGAAGAACTCTTTGATGGGGTGAGCAGTGGTGTTCATGGGGTGTCTCAGGAACAAACGTAGTTTGGCATGGGTTGGGGGGTCTTGGAAACCCCCCTTGTGACAGTTTCTAAGGTGTCACCTCCTCCACAAGTTCAATGTTGGAATCAGAAAGTTCCCAACTACCACACAAATCGTAATCAGGTTCTTCCATAAATGCTTCTGCTTCCTCTTTGGTGTCAAAGGAAACAGAAGTGTAACTGGTTTCGGTGATGTAGACAGTGTAGGTCATGAGGTGTCTCAGGAACAAACGTAGTATGGCAGGGATCTCATGAGAACACAAGACCCCTTGTGCCAGTTGTCAGAGTGTCATGTTGCCGTTGACAAACTCATTCCAGGATTGCTCATTCTCATCTTCATCCTGCATCTCAGGAATGTCCCAGATCTCACCTGGTGCTTCCATGATCTCAGTCCAGAGGTTGTCTTCCATGAGTGGTGTGATTGTGAACAAGGTCAATATAAAACCAAAAAGGGGGCGTTGCCGCCCCCCAGTGTGCCAGTTATCAGACTTCCACAAGCTGCTCGCTCTTGCGGGCACGGTGGATGTAGGAACCCACCGAACCCTCAGGATCGGCAATCACTTGCTCCAGGTCTGCAACAAAGGTGCTAGGATCGGCAGCACGGAAGGTGTACTGCTTGTCGCTGCTGGTGAACTGGATGCTCACCTGATCACCATCCACGCTCAGGTCAGAGATGGCGGTGCTGTTGATCTTGAAGTTACGCATGATGTGTTTTGATAATTAAGATAGTCGGATTAGGCACACAGTGTGCCAGTAGGGCGAGGGGGACTTGAACCCCCACGGGATTTACTCCCAACAGATTTTAAGTCTGGTGTGTCTACCGATTCCACCACCGCCCCAGGTGATGAGACAATCATAGCAGGTCTTGCTTAGATTGTCAAGTGCTCCTTGCGTGGATCGAACACGCCTCAGGCGAATTATGAGTTCGCTGCATTCACCAGATTGCTAAAGGAGCATAGAATGGGTCTTGCCACCCCGTCAAGACCCTTGTGCTAGTTTTTATGCTGTCACATAGTTAGGAATCTCGACGAGTTCTACAGGTGCCTTATAGTTGATCTTATAGCACTTCCAGTTATCGTCGAGATTGTACAGATAAGCGTACTCTTCACCAGAATTACCAGAAATAAACTCGTCGAAACTAGAGTTCCAAGGTTCTTCACCATCACCACGCTCTGAATGATAGAGTGGTTGAGGTTCACGATCGTTCTCATACTTCAGATACCCTGCGGCATCACAGATGTACTCTCCATTCTCATCACGGAGAGGAGAAGAGTGATCCCAGGTGCCACGAGTTCTCAAAGATGACATAGAACCACCGTCGATGAGTTCTTGTACATCTTCACGGTTCAGATAGTGTTGAACCAGAGTTTTACCATTGCCTTCAGGATAACCATCCCAGTGGCAGTAAACACTTACCACAGAATGATCAGGAAGTTCAATGCCGATGCGTGAGCGGGTTCCCATGGTGTTTGGTGGTGAACTTGTTCATTGTAGGGCACCTGGCGGAGATTGTCAAGTGCCCTTTTGAGACTCAAATCAGGTCTGCGTACTCACCAGACTCTAGAGCATCCTCCAGGGTGGTGACAAGACCGTCGAAGTCCTCAGACGATGGTAGCACACCGATGAGGATGTCCACAAGGTCTCCGTACTCCTCACGGAGTTCATCCAGGTACTCAGCGCGATTGGCGTAACCGTTCTCAGTGTAGATCGACATGGTTGGTTCAGGTGTTGAACGAGTTCAATCTACGTCAGAAAAAGGAGAGTTGTGTCGCGTCTTGTGCCAGTTCAGACTTTGGCATAAGGAGACTACGTAACCGTTCTAGGTGTGATACCCTTCCATGATCTTTTGACTCTGCACATAGATCAACAGGTACTCCATGTTCAGTGTTAAAAAATCCATAAGAATCGACGGGACTCTTATATAATGCGCTATTCTTATAAAAATAAACCCATTTTTCGTCAATAAAAAATTTCATGAGAAGGGATCGAACTCCTTTATCGTTGCGTGTACATCTTCATCACCCTCTAATTGTAAAAGGTCTTTCCATCTTATATCATGCACGTCTAGATCATCATAACAGTCTATGTCTAAAGTAACAATGACTCTGCGCTTCTGCATTAACATAAGAACTCGATACCATGTTTACTAGATTCTATCATGCGTAGTGGCGATATGCAAGATCTTGATAGTCTTGCCCATCTCGTGCATAATCCTCGTCGAGATCTGATGTGCCATGATCGGCATATGATTCCTCGTCGAGATCTGCGTAATCGTTGCTGTATGTATAGTCGAGATCGTAGTCGTCGTACATAACTCGTCGAGATAACTGTGTGTATTATAACATAAGATCTCGACTAGATGCAAGCATGTGTGCCAGTCTCGTCGAGATTCTCATAAGAATATATAGGTCTTATGATATGAAAATGTTATATAATGCTGACATTATATGATTGTCTCGACGCCTTGTGCCAGTTTTTTTAGTGTCCTGGGGCTTGACAAACTGCGCGTCTTATGATATACTCGCCAAACTTGCATAAGAATCGAACATTTATAAGAACTTAAAAGCATTTATATCTTATTCTCAATAATATACCTAATTGATTCTCAATAAGAACAATTATTGAGAATGTTATCAAATACACATTATAATTTATTCAAACATAAGAGATTTAGACCACAGAATAGCACTCATATCAAATATATCATTATCTATTATATTTTAAGCATTGTGTACTATAAATAAAAAGCGTTAACTACTATAACCATGAGTAGAGGAATCATCTATACCATCATTAACAAACAAAATGGATACAAGTACATAGGAAATACCACACTTGCAATGAACAAGGAATGGGTATATCATATGGACAAATCCAAACGAATGTCTTCTGAACCATTACATAAGGCATTCAGACAACATGGTACTCACAACTTTATGATTAAAGAATTAGATGAATGTGATGAAAGTGAATTTGAAAAGAAAACAAACTATTGGATAGAGAAATACAATCCTGAATACAATGTAATCATTAAAAAAGAGATTATAGAACCTGTAAAAGAAGTCATAAAAGAACCTAAACCAAAACAGTCAAGAATAGAACCTTGGGGATCTTTAACTGATAAGAATAGAGGTAATGGTAAACACAGTGGAGTAAAGATACGTGGTAAGAACTTATCGACTGGAGTATGTACTGACTATGAGAATGCACGTATGGCAGCACTCTCTCTTACGGGTGATCCAAATAAAAACGGTAATATCTTACTTGCAGCGAAGAAGGATGGAACTGCATATGGACATAAGTGGCAACTATTAGAAGAGAAATCTAAAAAGAAACCAGTATTTGGTGTGAATAAAAAAACAGAAGAAATAGAACTACGTTATGAATCAATTACAGATGCTGTACGTTCTATTTCTCCTGGTACAAAAAGTACAGGAATCATTAAAAGTTTACGTAATCCTGGACATTATAGTTGGAAAGGATATTGGTGGTTCTACTTATAAGAAAGCCAACCTGTACAAATATATTTCGTTTCAGAAATTGGTGAAACACCACGATGAACATAAGTCCAAGTAGCAGGAAAGAAAAGTATCTTACCAGTTTTTGGTCTTACAATTGAACCATTTATAAATTCCGTATATCCATCTTCATGAATATCATTCAAATACCAAATAAAAGTAATATATCGAGTTCCGCGATCGTCTGAACAAAAATCATGATGCCAATTATAATATTCTCCTGGTTTTGTTCTTTGCACTTGATATCCATTATCATGCAAATTAGGTTTTGAGTCTGAATCAATGTAATTCAATGAAACACAATGATCCAAATATTGATCTAAATGACCATTTAATGATTCATAAAAAACTTTATCTTCATCTCGCCAATCAGAAAGAACAGAAATATTTAAATCAGTTGACTTTTTATTATCATCAACACCTTTCATAGTAATGCCAGGAACCTTTCGATCATCAGATTCAAACTTATCAATGACATGTTGACAGAATTCATGAGAAAGAGCATTTTCTTTTGTCCATATTAAGTGATTTAGTTTCATAATTAGAATTAAACAGTATAACGACCGATTTCACGATTGAAGAATCGTCTTAACTTTCTGAGTCTTGGATCTAAGAGTTTTTGTTGTGTGGTACGATAATTATCATCCTCGTACCTAGAAGATTCAATATCTTGTCTGACTTTGCTTTCAATCATGAATTGTATGAAAGTTTTCATCTTATTTTTTATTGACTATTTATTTGAAGATAAAAAAGAGGGTATGAAACCCTCTCATTCTATCAATCCCAACTTACATTTTCAACCATGACACCTGGCATCACATAGGTATAAGGTTGTGTGTTATTGTAATTACCAACTTTATACTCCCATTTATATTCAAACTTATTATGAGAGTCCCAGGTCATGAATCCTTTTTCCTTGTCAAACCACGATTTAATTGTCAGACTGAATCGGTTTGAATAAATGTTACGTGTCTTGAGAGCACCACCTTTTTCACGAGTCTCTACGACTGTGCAAACGTCCTCTGAGAGGGTTCCTTGCGATTCAAGAACACAATTGGTGTAATACTTGAATGCAGGGCCTGCAGAGGCAGGAAGAGCACTCAGAAGAAACAAAAAAGCAAGAAAGCGTTTCATTTCAGATTACGGAGTTCAGTGGAGAGAGACAGCAGATCGTTTTTGTCGATGACGACCATGCCGTTCTGCGTATTATACTGTGGAATCACCTCCAGTGCAAGGGTCAGAGTGGCGGCGATCAGTTTTTCTTCTGTGTCTTCACCTGAGTTTCGTGCGTCCCAAATGGACTGCATCAGTTTTTCTGCGTTTTCTTTCATATCAGTAAATATAAGACTTCCATTCCGAAACATTTGATTTATAAAGTTTCAGAATGATTTTGTTTTCCATTGGTTTTGGCACTCTTTTTAACTTCATACCAGTTTGTTCAAGCAATGTACTTCCTTTTTTGATATTGCAAGAAGAACATGCCACAACCATGTTTTCCCATGTATCCTGACCACCACGGGACTTTGGAACTACATGATCAATTGTTAATCTTTTTTGAGATCCACAATACTGACATGTATGATCATCACGTTGGTAGATCAATGCCCTGGTTGGTTTATGAAACATGATTTTATGAAGTGGAATTTTTACATAATCAATCAATCGAATCACTCTGGATGAAAGAACTTGTGCTTTTTCTTTTAAAAGTAAAACAACTGCTCTTTTCCAATTTGTAAAATTGATTGGTTCATAACTTGCATTCAAAACAAGAACCGTTTGATGTGGTACGAGTTGTAAGTGTTGCATCGACCTTTTGTGGTTTACCCAGAGTATCTATTATAGCAGAAAACCCACCTTTTGGGTGGGTTGTGAATCACTTGTTCATTTGAAGTGTAGGAACTGGCATTCCACCTTCGGTCATTTGAGTGTGTTTTGTCCGATTCTATGTTGAATTGCTCTTGCTGCCATACGGAAGTTTCCAAAATCCATAGTTCCATCTTCTTCGCAAAAATCCTCAAAAATCTTTTTGATTTGTTCGTCAGTGATTTGTGGGTCAATCATTGGGTTTGTTTTGTATGAAGTCATTATAGAGCATCAGGAGGGTCTTGTGGGAGTATAGTGTGCCAGTTCTTAAAGTGGCACCTTACTCACCATTCTAAAACCTTTGTGCTGTTTGTATCTTCCCGTGAAAGTTCTTGTAAGATTTACTCTTTTCAAGTCATATCTTTTACAAAAATCTCTTAAACTTTTTGTCTTATGTGTAATGTTGTTCTCAAGTTCTATTATATGATATTCATACTCTGCGTTTGATTCCCTTATTCTTTCCTTCAAATCATTATCAAGTTTTATCCCATATCTTGGATTATTTTGTTTTCTTGTTTTCTTTTGTATTTTATTTTTGGTCTCTTCCGAAAGTAACCTACCATTCATTCCACCAGTATCACTATTATATCCATTTTTAAATGTATCATATATTCTTATCCAATACATTTCTCTTTCATTTATCAAATCAAAATCACATTCTTCAATCACACCATAAATGAAGTTATTTTTACCATATTTCTTTATGGCACGGTGAAATTTATATTGTGAGTTAGAAGACCTACAAAAGTGGTCATTTATTCTATATTGTAGTTTTTGTATTGTTTGTCCTATGTATTTCTTTCCTGTTGAAATACAATAGACACAATAGATAGTGCCTTTCATTCTACTCTAATTTGACCGCATATGTATTTATATTAAAAAGGAGGAGATTTCTCTCCTCCATCCTGATAGATTGCGGTCAAATCAGGTATTATTATTTATTTCCTATCGTAGGAAAGAGTTGGCACTGGAAGACCATTCTCTGTAGGTACATAAATGGTCACATTACCATTCTTGCTACCATCTTCAAGTCCTGTAATATACAGATACTGAAGATACTCACGGTTATCCTTCAGACTATCACCAATAATTTGGTTTGCCTTAGCGACACCACTAGCACGGATGATTTCAGCATCAGCAAGTTGTTGAGCACTATCTTTCTTTGCTTGTGCTTCCAGAACTGCTACCTGGCGAGTGTATTCTGCTTTTTGAAGTTCTGCCTTACCAGCAAGAGACTGTTGCCACACGTTATATTGTGGACCACCAATGAAGATGAGTCCACCAATCAAAACCACGCCACCAATAAGAAGAATGGCAGCAGGGTCAATAAATCCGTTTCGTTTAGTCATAGTAATTTACCTCAAATAAAGTTTAGGGAGTAATCCAATCGTAACTGTTAGGAGTTTCTACACTCTCAAATCCACCATATTCATCAATACGATAAGGACCACTGATTTCAGCAATGGCAAGTTTAGCATACTCACCATTTGCTTTGTCGCCCAGTTCTTCTACAACTTGAGCTAGGATGGGGTCATGACGGTCAACATTACTGTAATACCAAGTTTGTGCCGAATATGCTTGATTGTAAGCAACTCGTTCAGAAAAACTCATAGCATAAAACTCTTCTGTGTTTTTTGGTTTCAGTCGTTCTTCAGGTGGAACTAAGTAAACAGTATAACCTCCCCATCGGTCATCTTCAATCCAAACTTGTTGACCTTTGATTTCCCAGTAACGTTGAACTGCTTCTTTAGAGAGACCAAACCCACCGTAGCAGGCATTATAAACTACTTTAGTCATAATCACAGTTTAAAAGGAGAAACAATAATACGAGGTTCAACATACACAGGGCGTGTCTTACCACTACCACTGGGGTCAGTACACATCACCCAACTACCTTCTGCACTATCAGGAGAGAAGAGACCATTAGGATCTGCTTGTGGCAGAGTTGCACCACTCATCTCATACTTTTGAGGATTAGTGTATTGGGTTGCAGCAGGAATAGCATAACCAATAGAGTTGCACAGAAACACAGGGCGACCAGTAGTTTCGGGAACAGTATAAGTATAAGTCACCAGTCCATCTTGGTCACGCATCTCAATAATTTGTTTCATGAGTTTGCGTTCACGAAAGTTCTTGATGGCAGGCATACCAGTTTGTGCTGTGCCTTCTTTAAGGATTTGTTCTTGTTGAGAACGTTGCTTTTCATCAGAACTGCTAAAATCATCACAACCAACAAGAGTTACACCCAAAAGTGCGATGGCAGCAACAGAAACAATAGTTTTCATGATTTGGATTGATTACTTTGGTATTATAGGGTGGATTGGGGGAGAGTGGAAGAGGTCTTGTGCCAGTTTGTCAGGTGGTTGGTGTCAGTCATCATAAACCTGCGATAGAATAGCACCTCTTGCTTTTGCAACTCGTTTGATTTCTTTCTGTTCTCCTTTGGAGAGTTGATCAAATGGAACTTTGGTTTGTTCATAAGGACTTGGAAGCATCTCATCAATTTTATGAACAAGTTTGTATGTTACATCTGAAATAATTTTTGCAACTTCACATGTAATTGCAAACGGACCCATCACAATCAAACGAAACAATACACGATGCCAAATGTAATGTGTGTGGGTGTAGAGTGGTTGTTCAGTCACTGAGGAAGATTAGAGATGAAGGATTGGAGGTCAGAAGGCATAGCATCAACAGGAACTTCAGCAGCACGATGCCGAATTACATCTGCCAATGCTGCTTTGTGTTCAGGTGCTGCTTTGATGTATTCAAACTGCATATTTTGAAGTTCTTGGACAGCACCAGTTCGGAAAGACTTTGATTGCTCAAAAGTGTTTCTGCGAACATTCTCATACTTCGGTGCAAAGAATGCGGTGAACAAAAGGTCGTGGTAGGCAATTCCCCAGATGAGACCACCAAACCCAACCACACCACCTACAATAGCAAGAATTGGTTTCATTTAGAAGAAACTCCAGAGTTTTTGAAGATAAGATTAGCAAGTACAATCATAGCAAGGTTCTGCCAGAAGGTCAAAGAAACTCCGAACCAAGACAGAATCACTCCAAGCAACCATGCTTCAAAGAGAATTCCAGCAGTGGCAATAACAATAACAGCAAGAGCAGCAGCAACAGTAGTAGAAGTTTTCATCAGATTGCCTCTGTGGTCAGTTTAGCACCTTTGAACTTACCACGAGCACTCTTGTTCTTGGTATCCACACCAGTTACCACGGCAATTTGGGGAGTGCTGGAACCAGTATAGAGTAGAATATCACCTTTGTTCAGAGCACCAGGAGTTCCAACATAGTGATTTTCACTGTTACCCATCTTGGCACTGAAGGTATAAGGTACAACCTCTTCCAGAGCACTCTTGTCAAATACATGAATTGCTCCAGTACCTTTCTCTTCAATCAGGTATTGGTTTTGACTGTTAGTGCCGATGTGAGTGCCATAGGCAACCTTACCATCAACAGTGAAAGAATAAAGGGTTTTAGTGTCTGCCATTTCAGTTTCCTCTTCGTAAATTTTCAGATCAGATCCATAACAAGAAAAAGATTGATTGTTATGAAGATATCTACAAGTGTAATATCCAGTACTGCTATAATCGCTTACATAAGTAATTTTAGCAGGTTTTTTGCCATTCTTTTTGGTGACAATATCACCAAAATTAAATTCCAGTGTCATAATTAAAGATTTTCAACTTGATTAAGAACAGTGTCAATATCTTCTATGGTCAAATGCCCCATAACATCATCTGTAATTGGAGTATCATAGCAGATCTCCCAATCTTCTTCAAGTCCTTTGAGAACTGCAAGTTCATAGAGTCCTTCTTGAGCACCATATGAACCACTACCACAAGGTGTAGTGAATTGAACAACACTCACACCATAACCATTAGGGAAGAAGTGACGAGCAACAATACCAGAATCTGGGTAGTTACCATGTGGAAAGAATGCAAGATCACCAAAATTCATAATCAATTACCGAATCGTTGTGCCCAGAGTGAATAAGAGTGATTTTTCATGTGTTCAAGCATTTCATAACGCTGTCGGATTTCAGAGTCTTCTGGCAAATCATAAATGCAGGGAACAGCAAGATCCATTCCATCAATAGCGTGATTCAGAATAAAGTTCAGAAGATCATGCTCTTCAAAAGTGAACTCTATCGTGACAGGTTTCATATCACAATAGTTTTCACCAGTCTCTTCAGTCAGTGTCAAGGGTTTCCTCAATCAACAAATGTATTGTAAGGCATTTGGTCTGATATTGATGAATTGGTGTGCCACTTAGAAAACTGGTACAATTTCAACCTCAGTACATCCCTGTTGAATTACATGTTTCTCCCACATTGAAGCATCTTCAATCTTATAGAAAGTTGCGATTTGCTTGGAAACCATTTTCTTTTTGGGCTTCAGGTAAACTACTTGGTACTTCATGAGGATTTTCAATAAAGATTTCAATGGTTGTTTGCTTGTTCCATTGTCGAATTACTCCAGCAATAATGAAACAGTTAGTAATCAGATAAGTTGCAAAGATAACCGTGCGAATGATTGCAACTTTATCCGATTCCTTGTCACATTTTGATGCCTTTTCTCCCAATGCTTTTGCCCACCATCTCCATGGACTTTTAGGTTTCATAGACTGATTCTCTTGATCTGACATATTCCAATTCTTTCCATTGATTTATGTAGCAAAGAACAAGTAATCGTTCGTTAGTGTGTAGGCAACATGCCTGTAGATTTTCACAATTTTTTGGGCGAACATTCACTTCGATTGTAATATATTCTTTTCCTTTGAAATACACCCACCCTTCAACGCCTTTGCCGTTATTCCATTTTACATAATCGTTGATATGTGGTTCGTACTTCATATATCAAGTAATGAAAATATCAATAATACGCGATTTCTCTTCGTCCACAAGAGCAAACTTATGTGCATTCACCACACGTTCCATGATACGATCCGTGTAACGATCATCAAAATCATTACAATTGGAAAGAATCTCAAATGCTTCAGTATCGGATTCTGCGATCAAACTGATTGTACCACCATACTCGGAAGAAGGAAAAGGAACCCAGTAGGTGACGATGTAAAGATACTTCATTTTTTGTGTTAGATTACTTACCAAGTTTAGAGTAATTGTTTGTGTTTGTCAAGCAAACTAATTGTCGTTCGATTTCAAATTTAATCGGAAAAAGATGAGATGAAAAGAATCCAGCATATTCTCCATCCTTTAAGAGTTCAAAGATGTTTTCAGTTTGCTGAAGAGCAAGAATTAACTTAATCCGTTTGTCCATCACATAAATTCTGCGATGTAATAGTCAACAGTCACTTCAAGTTCTGCTGCTTTTTGTTCAATTTCCATTTCAATTGCCAATTTACTTTCTTCTTGATAATGATCATATTCTGATCGATGACCAAATCGAAATTCTTCCATTTCTGCATGTTTCATAAAATCATCAAATGCTTTTAAAAACTCTTTGATTTCTTCGTCATTCATTTGCATTCTGGGTGATTTTTGTCAAGGACTTCACAAACTGATGGTTGATCATAAACAACTTTCGATTTGCTGTTTTCAAGTTGATAGATTCCCCATCCCCCAATAACTCCAAAAACAAAAACAAGAGAGTAGTGAATCGGTTTCATGATGAGATTGATTACTTGATCATTTTAATTGGTGTTTAAGACGTGTGTGGTGATGAATAGACAGTTCATAAACTGTCACCCCACTACTCGCCAACAAACAACAGCATTGCCCTTACGCGGAGAAGCAATGTGAGTAAAAGCACCATAACTGAGATCAATGTCAGCATGAGAGTATGGACCACGATCATTTACCCTTACAATGACTTGTTTGAGATTGTCTTGATTTGTAACCCTAATTTTGCTTCCCATAGGAAGGTAAGGGTGAGCAGCAGTCCAACGATAAGCATCAAATCGTTCTCCGTTTGCAGTAGTTTGACCATGAAATCCATCACCAACACCATAATGTGTGGCAATACCACAAGTGAGTCCAGCAATTAGTAGAGTTTCGATCAAAATTACACTCCTTAGTGTGTTTTACGAATGATTCTAACGATGTTTTCTCCTCTGGTAAGTTTTTGAGATTCCAATCCAGTAACCTCCAAACCACGAGAGATCATTTTTACCATCGCTTCTTGAGCAGTCTCCAAGTGAAAGTAGACTGCCCACATCTGTTTTCCTTGGTAAATGTATCCAACTTTGTAAAAATCGTCAATAATTCTCATAAAAGATGTCTAGGAAGATTCTTTCTTGGAAACATTTGACCAGTTTCAATCAAGTAAGTAACATAGAGAGTTTCTTCCTGTTCTCTTGCCTCAATTTCATGAGGTTGATCTTCATAGTCAAGATCTTCTACCTTTGTGGATCCATAGTACATTTTACCACGCTTTTGGCACAATGACCCAAAAACCCACTGACGTACATGAACTAACTCATGAATAAGAGTTTTGGTGTAAAGTTCCAAATTCATGTGAGATTGAAGTTCGATCAAAAATGCTCTTGGTCGCTTATGGTCATCTTCAAAATCACACCAACCATAAACAAACTCTCTTTTAAGACCACGATGCACGACACGAAGATCAATAGTATGTCTTGGCATGTAGCGATTCATAAACCAATCGGTAACACTCTCACAGATGCGCTTCCGATAACCATATCCAGACATTTGAAGGTAATACATGAAACCCAATGCAAAAACCAAATGAACGAAGAAACAAAGATGAGTTTGTCAGTTGTCGTCATCATAGTCAGTAAACTGCATCAAAGCATAATTAAAAGCAACTGCTCCAATCATTGCACAAATCCATAAAAAAATTAGAGTCATGGTCTACATCCAATAGCAGTACCACCAACAAAAGCACCAAGGGGAACAGACCATTTGTATCCGTCTCCACGACTCATGCTGGCGGCGACTCCCCCACCAAGTATAGCACCTAAAAGGGTGTTGGTGGGGTTGCATTGAAGTGAAGACTTGGAGGGAACATTGCAGGGAACTTCGCGCTCAGCGTAGTATCCTTCACGGTAGACACCATAACGATCATATCCTTCAGGAACATATACTTTCCTATAACACATTTCTCCGTAATACTGTGCATTTGATGGCATTTGATGTGATAATGCTAAAAGGAAAGGAAAAAAAAGTTGAAGTTTTTTCATTTTAACTTTGAAAGTAATTTCCTTGATATCTACACACTATAAAGGGTCTCCAACTGTATGGAGACCCTTATTGTGCCAGTTTAAAATCTGTCTACTATACGTGTTTTCGCCAAATAAACTCACCATTTGCTTTTTGAGGTTCTGGAGCATCAGCACCAGTAATAACATGCATTATTTCCCAAGTAAAAACACTAACCACTGCAGAGATTGCAGCAACAATAATGTAATTTTTCATAATAATCAGTGTGAGTGACAAACTTTATCAGCGTGACAATGAGGAGTTTTGGAACTAAAGTGCATTTCACCGTGATAAATTCCAAATCCAACAATTGAAAGAAATGCTGGAACAAAGACAGCAATAGCATAAGGAGTTAAATTATCCTTAATTTTAACGATAGTCTTCATATTTTGTAATGAATTTTTCTTTTTTATTTATTAATCATCATAAACTCTACACTCAAGAGCATTAGGATTAGCATCACAGTACAATTCTAATGCTGTTGGATCGTGAGTATCATTTGGATGATGTTCTTTATATGCCTTGAGTGCTTCAAGTTCTTCTTCAGTATGCCTTCTGGATTGAGGAGAAATCATTGGATCACTCAGAAGTTCTTCATCCTTTTGAATGTGTTGGTCGATGTTTTCCATTTTAGTGCTTTGATGATACTTATTTATTTTCAACGCGGTGTACAGTCACCTTTACCTTCAAGAGAGCGAACCATTAATTCAGTGAACTTCTCCATCTTTTCGGCAGAAACTGTTTGTGGTGCGTAAGTGATAGCATCTTTAAGTGCTACAAGTTCATTCCATTCTTCGGTAGTGAGGTTTGCGGTTCCAGTCTTCGTAAGAGTCATAGTGTTTTTGCGATGTGTCCCAATATTAGCATTCCAATACATTACTATCTAGAAACTTAATGTTTTCTTTGGGATCACGTTACAATACTTAACAACTAATCTTTATTGAAGAATGGACCAAAGAACCCACTGTCGCCAGATTTACGATTCTCAAGTTTATCAAGAAGTGCATCTGTTGTCATAAGAGTATCAATACGGGAAATCATATCAGCAACAACACTACACACCATGGGTCGTTCTTGACGAGCAGCATATGCTAAAGCATTACGCAGAGATGATTCTGCTTCCTTTAAACTTTGTTCTACTGATTCACTTAATGCCATTCAATCTGTCCTCACATTTAGTATAAAAGGTTCCGTTTACATAACAGGATTTACCTGATTCATAGTATTTTACCACAGGGGTTTGTATTCTTGGATATTCTAATACATTTTTAACATGACAGAATAAATTGTAACCACAAATAAGAGTTTCAATCATCAACACTCATCCATGCCAACGGTTTGAGATAATTTACGGAGAGTATAAGATCCATCTCGATTATCAATCCACTCAATTTGATCACCTTCTTCAAGATTTGCTGCTTCTAAAAGATCATCTGGAAAACATACAAAATATTCTCCACTAAGTCCGTCTACTTCTACAGGAAGTTGCCACTTTATAACTTTATCTTCTTTCTGTGATAGGATCCAAAAACCATCAGCAGTCATCTCATAACCAGCAGCAATCATTTCATCATAAGTTGCATCAAGTTTTGCTCGCTTGTCATAATACTCTGCCTCACGCAGATTATATTCACGGCACTTTTCTTTCTCTTGATCTGATGCTGCTTTGTCGCACATCGCATTCAATTCTTCTTCAGTATATTGTTGAGATTGAAGTTTCCGATAATCTTGTTGCTCCCAAAAATCATCCCAGGATTTAATGTGTCCCTTTCCGTTACCATTTAAAAGAGCAAGAAGTTCATAACAACGACTTGCATGTAATTTATGCGTGTGATAGTTTTCATCAACTACGTTCTTAATCACATCATAAATCTCTTGTGGAGTTGCCTCCGAAGTAGAAATAGCATCATGCACCCACTCTTCAAGTTTTTGAAGAGAGTATTTCTTGTAGTCAAAGTCCATCAAGGTAATCCTTAATTGCTTGCTCTACTATAACCTGGATCTCCTTGCTTGTCAACCCATTTAACCAAGACCATTTTGGGTCTTGTGGGTTCCAGTCCATGGTGAACGATCCGTCCTCGTTCTCTGTTATTTTAAGTGTGTCTTCCATTGTTCAAAAAGATGTGAGAATTTTTGATAATATTCTGATCTAAACGATTGATATTCTTCAAAACAATACTCTAAAAGAGAAATATTATTTTGACCAGCGGACTGAGATTTATATTTAATTGATTCTTTTCCCCATCTTCCAGTTAAAAGATGAAGTGTATTTACTTTACTTAAATCAAAATTATCTGAAAGAATATCTGGATTATATAAATTTTTATCTAATATTTGAATATGTTCTTGATCTTTT